TTCCAGCCCATCGCATAGCGGCCACGTTTGCCCATCTTCTTCGGCCGAATAAGAGTGGCCGACACCTTCTGAAAGACGCCGGCATGGGGGAACCTAGCGGTCGAGACGCCGAGAAGAAGGCGATTCCCTGACCACCGAGTGATAGAGGCCGCGTCGCGGCCGAGCCAGGCCCGTTCCAGAGCCCCGGTCCGGTGGAGGGTGCGCTTCGGGGCGGGGCGATTGCCGAATGGTTTCGTCGGCTTCCACGGCACCCGCGCTCCCCGCCGAGTGTAGTAGGTCGTGGTCTTGAACTGCTCCTGGATCGAGCCCTCGCCGAAGCGAATCGCGTTCGCCACCATCGTCGCGCCGCCGCCCTGGTAGGGTTTCTTGAGACGCTTCTTGATCGCCTCAAACCTCTTGCCACGCCCCGGCGATAGGACGCGGACATCAAGGAAGGCACGATTGATACTAGGCACCGGGCAAGGTCCTCAGTAGGCGGACGGCATTCTCCACTGGCTCGGGTACTGCGAGGCCCTCCTGTTCCGGGCTCGGTGAGAGGCCGCCGGTCGCGGTCACGCGGCTGCGGAACCAATGCTCCACGAGTCCCTTGACGGCCCGGGTCAACCAGCCCGGCTCGTCGCCGGCCTTATACCCGGCCTTGTAGATGACCCGCAGGTTGCTCGTGCCGGTCGGGAGGTCGCCGAGCTTCGAGATGATGCGCCGGTCGATGACTTCGAAATCAGCAGGGTCAGCCAGGACCCAGTCACCCGCCAGGCTCGACCTCGACTCGATTGAGACGACCGAGGCGATCGCATTCGCGGCGAACATCGTCTGCCGCCCGCCCGCCCCGCCCGAGTGGTATTCGGTGATCGTCGTCGGCGCACCGAGGTGCCGGCCGCTCCGACCTTCGAAGTACGAGACGGCTTCGGTCTCCAGACGCTCCAGAAGCTCATCGTACTCGTCTGTCAGAGGCAACCCGATCCAGGCTTTGAGGTCTTCGAGCGTGACCATCGGTGGCTACCTCTTGCGGGCGGTCTTCTTCGCCGGAGCCTTCTTGGTTGCCGGAGCCTTCTTCTTCGCCTTCGGTGCGACGACCTTCTTCTGCTTCGGGAGGTGCGGCGTCTCGTCCTTCACTGCGACGAACTCCTCTTCGATGATCTCGGACCGGATGGCGAGCTTCGGTAGGTTTCTCTCGTACTTCTGAGCCCGGACCTCGGTCGTCAGGAACGGTTGTCCCGTCAGGTGCAGGCCCTCTTTTGAGTCGCCGTTGAAGTCCATCAGGGCGACCATCTTCACGGTCATTGGTGCCTCCTCGGGGCGGTCCACCCGGCGGGCTGCATCGGATGGCCCGGCCAGGTCTCTCCGGGTGATGGATGGGGAGAGGCTCTGTGGCCTCTCCCCGGTCCGGTAGTGGATTTTCAGTGCCACCCGGTTCCTAGCTCGGGACGGCGTCGAACGTCACCTTCACGAAGGCGTCGGGGCGATAGATGGTCTGGCAGACCCGCTCCTCGGCCAGGATCGCGACCATGTTCTCGATGAAGAATGAGGCATGGCTCTCGGAGACGCGGACCCCTACCTGCTCCCGATCCCAGAGTGTGGTCGCCGTCTGGAACGCGCCGACCAAGGCGGTCCCGACGGCGATGGCGTTGGTGATGGCGATCGGCAGCAGGAAGAACCGCTGCTCGGTCCCCGATCCCACGGAGGCCCAGATGTAGTGACCATCGGTGCCCTTGGCCAACTGGATGTCCGTCCAGTCAACCGAGTTGACGACAAGGCCGGTCGGGTAGTGCTCGTTGACCTGGGCCTGGCCGATGGCTCGGCGGATCGCGTCGATCTTCGTGTCGGGTGGCGTGACGACGCCGTCGCTCCAGTCGTAGTTCTGGACGCCGATCTCCGTCAGCAGACCTTGGATCTGCGGGCTGGAGCCGGTGCCGTAGAGAAGCTGTCGCTCCTCCTTGAACAGAACGCCGTACCGCAGGCGATCGTTGACATACGCCTCCAACTGAGCCGCGTCCGCGAGGACCTGCCGCGAGGCGGGGATCCAGTGGGCGATCGTCTGGACCGCTTCGGTCTCCAGGGAGAACTCCATCTCGGCCTCGGGCTTGGTGTTGCCCTCTGAGACGCCGGCGGCCGCGCCGTGCTGGTCGGCTGCGATGGCGGTCAGAGTACCGGAAATCGAGGTGTCGTCTCCGGCGGAGGTGGCGAACGTCCAGGTGTCCGCATCTGCCGTCGTCACGACGTACTGGAGCTTGTTGAGGGCCTCGGCCTCTTCGGTCGCTCCGCCGATGATCACGCGCTGGCCAACGGTGTAGCCGTGGGCGGTCTGGTCGACCGTTGCCACGCCGGACGAGATGGCGATTGCCGTCACCGAGGAGGTCGAGGAGTCATGGAAGCCGACTTCCCGGACGTACTCGATTGCGTTCTGCGACGTCGGCCGTGTCGGGATCAGGTCTCGGATCCGCAGCATCCGTTCGATGCCGCCGACGAGGTCCGCCCTCTGCGGCACGACGAGCCGCGTCGCGGCCGAGGACAGGAGATCGGCCTTGCGGCCGAGGAACTCGACGCCAGGGAAGAGGGTCTTCATCCGCACCGGAGCGCAGGACAACTCGTTCCGGTCGACCATCCTCTTGATCTCTTCGGAGGACGCAAAGACCTCACCCGGGGACTTGACCTGGCCATCGCCTTCGGCCGGAAGGTCCCGGCGGGACATCTTCTTCTCGACCTCATCAATCCGGTCGGCGAGGGCCTTCTCGCGCTCGGCGAGGTCGGTCTCCCGCGCCTCTGCGTCGCCGGCGAGGGCGATCATCTTCTTCGTGAGGTCGTCGACGGTATGCGCGGTCTCCTTGGTGGCGGAGCCCCGCTCGTCGATCTCCTTCGTCATCTTGGCGACGGCATCTTCCAGGACAGTCTCGATCCCTTGGATCTGCGCCACGATCTCTTCGTTGGTCTTCACTTCAGCTTCTGGTGCCACGGGTTTGTTCTCCTTATGAGTCGGTGACAGGGAACAGACGGACAACCGCCTGGTCCAGGTGGCGCAGAGCCGAGACGACATCGTTCATCTTCTCGACCGGCGGCTCGATGCCGGGAGTGGTGATCCCGATGGATCCCGGCTCCCCTTTGGCGGCGTCGAGTGCCTCCTGCATCTCTGCGGCGACCCCGGTGAGTTCGTCGAGCAGAGCCGAGAGGTTCCGCTCGTGACGATCACCGAGGGTGCCACTACGAATGACTGCGTGGGCCTTCTGCAAGGCCCGGATCGACGCCCCAACGGACTCGATCCCGACCATTGCGTGGGCGGCCTTGACGGCCGTGATCTCTGCGAGTTCGTTCATCGGCCAATAGACCGGACCCCACTCGAAGAGCTTGAACTCGAAGATGTCTCGGATCTGATTCCCGGTATCCTCGTCCTCGGAGAAACCGACCTTGATGGCCGTGTACCCGATGGACTGATGGGCGAGGACGCCCTCCTCGATCAGCGCAAGGTACTTGTCGAAGTCCGGGTGGTCCGTCACCCGCCCCACGGCGAGCAGGCCGGACTCGTGTTCCTCGATGGTCTCGGGCATCCCGATGCCGAACTCGTGGTTGAAGAAGAACTTGATGAGCCCGCGAGGCAGCCGGTCCTTCAGGGTCTTGGTGGCCGCCCCGGGGTGGATGCGATCGTCCCCGAGGTCGATGTTGCCGTAGCGTGCCGCCCATCCCTCGATGCGGCGCTTCGCCCGGTCGACCTTGAACTCGACGCCGGACAGAGCCTTGAACTCTGTCCCGTCAACGAGGTCCGTGCGGTTGGCCTGGAATGAGCCGGGGAGGTCCCGGATGCTAACGGCTTTCATTGCGGCATTGGATTCCATGATCGGTCTCCTTCTGGTCGCCTTCGAGACAAAAGCCCCGAAGGTTGACTCCCTCGGGGCTCGTCACATCCGGTCGCCCTCGGGCCGACTCGACCCGCTGCGCTTCTCCATTACCGGGTCCGATTCTGATGCAACACCCCGGCGTCTGTCAAGTCGAGCCTCTTGTGGCGAGTGATCTTCATCGAGGCGATGCGGCCGAGATGGAAGTTCAGGACGATCTGTCCATCCGTCCGCTCGGAGCGGAACTCCCTGACGACTGCCGTCACCTCGGGTGGTAGTTCGAGGCGTGTCAAATCGGTGAGGAACTCATCAGGATTCCACAGTTGCAGGTCGGGTGCGGGTCGCCGGGATACCAATACTGCATCCCGGTCACGTGAGAGAAGAACGGCGATGGCATCGGCACCGACTGCCGGTGGAGCGAGATGCAGATGGGACAGACATTGCCCTGGCCCGAGTCAAACCAGGTCTTGATGATGCGCCGGGTGCCCGGGATCGCGCCGCTCTCGACCCCGTTCGTCCAGGCTGCGGTCTGCCCTCGGAAGTAGGAGATGGTCGCCTGCTGGTTCCCGATCAGCTTCTCGCGGCCACGCAGCAGGCCTCGGACCATCCGCTCGACCCGGATCCCGAGCAGCGGGTCGCGGGCCTCGTCGGCGATGCCGAGGTCCCGAGCGAACTTCCCGAGCACCCCTGCCTGGAGGGAATTGAGGGCGTAGAGCGCCGCAAAGAGTTCGCCCGCCTGTACAGCGTCCGAGCCAAGCTCTCCAGCCTGCCACATCTCGAATACACGGTGGACCCCCTTGGTGGCCGAATTTGAGAGGTCTTGAGAGAGGGCCTGGCCGTGCTCCGCGAGCCAGCCGGCGGCGAGCGCCGGGGTCCAGACAACCTCCGCCCCGGTGTCCTCCCGGATGTCCTCGATGGCGAGGAGCCCGGAGCCCTCGACGACCTCCTCTAGGACCGGGATGAGGGAGAGGTATCGGACCTCCAACTCATCGAACCGGAAGGCGGTGAGGATCTGATCGAGGTTCATCGCCCGCAGGCCGCGCTCTATCCCCGCCCGGTCTACCCGCTCCAGGTGGTCGTTGATGGCGTCGGCAAAGGCTGCGGATATGAGGCTGGCGGCAGCGGCGACCTTCTCGAACGCTCGGTCGAGCCGTTCCTCGTCCTCGGCCTTGCGGCCGCCCGGCGGGTATCCCCATCCGGGGTCCGTCATGAAGTCCTTGATGTCATCCATGACGGTTCGCTTCGCTCCACCCTCTCCCTGGGGCTGTGTGGTGCTCTCCTGGCTTGTCGTCGTGCCGAACGGAGCGTCGCCCTCCTCTCCCTCAAGCGGATCGAGCGGGAGGCCAGCGACTCGGACAGCCTCGTTGTAGGGAACGCCGGCCTTGACGAGAAGGACGAAGATCTTCGACTTCTCAATCGTGTTGTCGCGGAGGGCATCGACGGAGGCGAGGTCGTAGACGACGCGCATCTGACCGAGCGTCCCGAAGTGGGGGACGAGGGAACGGGTGAAGACATCCTTGATCCGGTCGAGGAACTGAGGAATCACAGCATCGACCCAGAACAGGCGACGCGATACCTCGGCGTTGGCGAGGGTCGCCTGGTCGAAGAACCCGGCCATGACCGGCGGGACATGGAAGCCGGAGAGGACGTCCTCCCGATACATCTTCCGGCCCTCGACGAAATCCATCTCGACGGGCGTCCGGGACATCGGATTCCACTGGAAGCCCTGGCCGACGACCAGAGGGTTGTGGGCGTTGACCGAGCCCTGGATCTGCTCCCGAAGGATCTGGAGGATCGCATCGAACTCGTTCTTGGTCAGGTCGCTCGTCGAGGTGAAGACCCCGTCGTCCACGGATCGGTTCTTCATCGAGTAGAGGTTCCAATCGACCGACTCCGACTCCGTGTCGATGACCCGGGCGAGGGCCTGGAGGGGCGACTGACCCCAGTAGAGGTTCTCGGGGTCGGGGAACATCACATGAATGATCTCCTCGGGCTCGTATCGCTTCTTCCCGGAGCCCTCGTAAGCGTAGCCAGCGAGCCATTCCTCGCGGTCCGGGATCGGCTGCATCCCCTGGGTCGGCAGGGGCGTTAGCTCCAGGACCCGGCCCAGGGTCGCGGTGCCCTCGACGCCGGAGGCGATCGTCTTCTTGACGAAGCTGTTGCCGGAGATCCCGAGCATGAGAATGATCCGCTCGATCAGTTCCTGGCTGGAGATGTATTCGTGCGGGTTGGCGAGGAGTTGGGCGAGATCGGAGTCGGGTGCCGGCTCCCACTCATCGCCGGCCAGGACCTCCACGCCCCACGGCACCGAGGAGCCGGCGGCGGCCAGGGATGAGATGGCCGAGTAGACGAGAG